TCTTCTAATGGCACTCCTAATTTTTTAGCGATAGCAACTTGAGAAGGTGTGAGTCTCACAGTTTTGCGACCTGATTTGTTAACACTTCGCTTCGCTGAAGCTACTATTTGTGTAGGTTTGGTCGTACTTTCATTAGTTGTATCAAATTTATTTGGAAATTCAAGTCTTATTCTCTTATCTATTTCCGAATAATATTCGTCGCTAGCAGGGTCATAACCCTCTTCATCCACTAGTTTTTTATGTAGATCAAACGCAGTGTACGTCATAGCTGTATCTGTACCAAACCACTTGTTTTTAGCTCCCCATACTTCCGCTTTTGGATCAGGTTGAGCTTTTTGTTGAGGAGATACTTTTGGTATTTCCTGCTCTTTTGGTTCAGCTTTAGCCATATCTTCATATGCTGCTTTTGCTTCGTTTAGTCTTGCTTCTTCATATCCAAGTCTAGCAATCTCTTTATTAGCCTCAACTTCAGCTGCAAGATCTCCTGCTTCTTTTGCTGCCGCTAATTTAGCTGCTGCTGCCTGTAGACCAGATGTAATTCTCTGTTCTCTATCTTTGACACCAGCTTGTTCAACTCTAGAATATTTTTTTTGAAGTTTTTCTTTTTGATCTTTTTGGTTTTTAGCAAAAGATAAAGCTTCATCTTTTTGTCTCTCTGCTTCTCTCCATTTTTTTGTGAGTTTAGCTATTCTTCGTTGAACGTCTTTTGAATACGTTTCTAATTCTTCTTTCTTCTGTTCAGGTTTTGACTCCTGTTTCTTTTCAGCTTCTGGCTGCGCGTCGCTGCCTTCTGCTTTCTCTTCTCTAGGTTCCTCTGCTTGTGGCGCGGGACTAGAGTCTTCTTCCTTAGTTTCTACTTCACCTTCTGGTTTTTGTTCTTCGAGTTCTACCTCAGCACCTTCACCAGAAGTATCTATATCAACCATAGGTATACCTTTATTTTCTTCTTCTTGCATAGTCTCCTCCTATGTTAAATGTAATGCAACACAGATTCTGGATCTTTTATTGTACCCAAAACCTCGTCGTCGTTGAGAAGACGGACTTCTCCGCCCTCTATTGGTAATCGTGATCCTGCATACCTTGCAAAAATCACCCAATCTTTTTCTTTACACCAAGGGCCAGTTGGAAATTTTTCTTTATCTCCATATGCCATTGGTCCCATCTTTACAACATAACCACAATTCGTAGCGATTCGTGCTTTGTCTAAAGATTCCTGTGCAATGATAATACCGCCTTTAGTTTTTTCTTTTGGTGTAAAAGGTAAAACTAAAATTCTCCAACCAGTTGGTTGAGGTAATTCATTTTTAATATCTGATACATTATTTTCGTCTATTCTTTTTACTTCTTCAATAGACTCAACTTTTTGTTCTTTATACTTTTCTTCCAAAGCGTTTTTATGCTTTGGGACCTCTTTTTTCGAGATCGATAATTGTTCCTTGCTCATCTTTTTGCTCCTTGTTTTCTAGCAGGTTAGAGATTTCCTGTAAAATATATTGGTAGGCATGTGCCTGTCCTAACATATACTTATATTTTTCCATATTGTCAACGCCTCCAGCAACCATGCTATCACTAATGTTTTGATAAAGTTGTTTTAACAATCTTTGTATTTTAGTTATTAGTTCTAGATCTTGCATTATTCAAAAGCCTCCAATGCTTCCATTTTATCTTTTGCATCTGCTATCTTGCTTAATAATTTATCTATTTCTTCCAAATGTTGTGGATGTTCTCCTATTGCCACTGGATTATCTAAATAAATATTTATTGTAGTGTCTGCTTCTGCAATGTCTGCTTCATATCTAGCTCTAAGTGAAGCCAACATAGGTGTTCTTTTATTCATGTTTTTTTTCCTTTCCTAATTGCATCTTTTCCTTTTTTCGCTATTTTTACAACCTTGCTCTTACCCATAACTTTAGCTCTTTGCTCCATCACAGTTAAGATCTGTATCTTTCTAGCAAATGGTTTGTTTACTCTTTTAACTTTTGCAACAGTTGCTCTTGCGTCTGCAGGTGTTGCAAATTTTATTTTAACTGTATCTTTAGGATTTTCATCCGTATACAATCTTCTACCTGAACCTTTAGGCTTTTTTCCCGTTCCTTTTTTTGGATCCATTTATAACTCCTTTTAATGTTTTAGCTTGAGCAGCGTGTGTTTTAGAGGCTTTACTTAAACCTTTAATAACTTTTTTAATTGCTCTTTTTTTCTTTAACATTTCCATCTCCTTCTAGCCTGACGGATTCTTGAGTTAGGATCGTTACGAGTTTTTGCAGATGCTCTTTTGAGTTGCCCTAGTGATCTTGCGCAGTATGATTTTCTGCGTTTGGCAGCTTTCGACCCTTTTTTCACTTTACCGGTCACGGCTGTTTTTAGTTTTGAACCGGGATTTAATCTTCTATAGGCTTTGACACCGGCTCGGGTCATTCCTGCTCCAGACTTTGTGGGTCTAAAGTTTTTTTTATTTCTAGCAGGCATAGTGCCTTTTGCTAATTTCTCTCTTGTTTGAAAATCGTTTCTCATTAATCCAACATGCCTTTGTAATATTTTACATAAGATGGGTTTGATAGATTAACACCACCATATTCACCTCTAATACTTCTACCTATGTAACCACCATTAGCAGCTGTTTTTCTTGCAAATGTTTTCACATTTGTAGGTTTGCCACCTACACCTTGTGCTTTACTTCTCTTTCTTGCAACGGCACTCCGCTTCTGAGAGTCTGTCATCCTTGCTGCTTTTGCAGCAGGCACGCACTTTGGATACTTTCTTTTTTACACATTCCACCACCTCTAAGACCTTGTCTTCTTAGTCTATCAGTAGCTTCTCTTAAACCACCACCAGCTAGTTTAATTCTTCCACCCATTGCAGATGGCTTACGACCTTTAAAATCTTTTCTTTTTGTGCCAGATGGATCTTTAATCTTACCTGCGCAGATTTTAGAAGCGTAGGCATTAGCATATGCGCTAGGGTACACGTCGAATTTTGCTTTCGCTGCTGCTTTACCTCTTGGACATAGTTTAGTCATAATTAAGCCTTTGCTGTTTGTTTTGCTCGTCTAAAATTAGCTGCTGTAGGTGCACCCTTTGCACCTTTCTTACGCATTTTTCTGCCGCTTTTTCTTTTAGCATGAATATTTGCGTATAAACCTTTGCCAGCCATTAGCCGATTACCTTTTTCTTGTTTTTCATTTTTTTGACAACTTTTTTCTTTTTGCCACCAGGTTTTTTAATTACACCTTTTGCAATTAAAATATCTTTTTGAGTGACTTTACCATCACCAGACATATCTGGGAAACTACCTTTTTTCATCATAGGTCGTTTGTTCATCATGCCGCCACCCATTTTTTTAACACGTCCACCTTTCATGTATCCTTTAGGTGAAACTTGTTTGTTGTATATTCTATTTACCATTATTTTTTTCCTCCTCTAAATATTTGTGTACCCTTTATACCAAAAATACTAGCTACGACAAGGATCCATAAATTCGTAAACCAGCTTGGAAGCGATTGAAAGTATTCAAAAAACAATTTGACCTTCTCCATTGCTTCCGGATCGTCACTCATCACTGCCCACATTAACACAATGATGGGCGCCGAAATAATTATCAAAACAAATTCGTCCTTATAGTCGTTTTGACGTGCCTCTAAAAGTTTACCTTGGTAAGCTTCCTCACCTCGGGCCATTTTTTCTGCGTGCATTAATTGTGCATCAGACATTGCCATCTTCGTCTTCTGACGATTAGCATATATCTTACTGCCAGCTTGTAAAGCAATTTTTGCTAAACTAAACCACGCCATGTTAATACCACTTAGCTTTTCTTTTTTTCTCTGCTAAGATATTTCCTTGTCCTTGAACCTCTGCTTCTTGTGTTTCAGTTGGATTTGTTGTTTCAATCTCTTTTCCACCTTCAACATAACCATCTTTGTTCGTAAACATTTCATGGTTTAGGTTCTTTTTGTTTTCTTCTGCCATTTTAGCTCCTTTTATCTATTCCAGCTCTAGAAAGTGCAATCGCAATAGCTTGTTTACGACTTTTTACCTTCTTATCGCTCTTACCTATGTTGAGTTTACCTTTTTTAAACTCCTTCATGACCTTTTTAACCTTTTTTTGAGGTTTTGTCATCTTCTTACTCATCGTCTCTCTTAATTATCACACCACCTTGGCCCATATCTTTAGCACTTGGTAAAGTTTTTGATAATATTGTCTTTTCAATCGAAGTATTAGCTCTTAATTTTGCTAATTCTTCGTTTTGTTCTAGTTTTTCGTCTTGATTTTCTTGATTCATCATCGCTCTCATCTTATCAAGGTTTAATCTCTCTTCACCTTCTTGTTTTTTTCTAGCGTTTTCTTGTGCTTGAAGGTCTAATTCTCTAGATCTTAATTTTGCAATAGGATCATTGTCAAATTGAGAGGTAATTTTCTTTTCTTCCATCATAAATTCACCCATCATGTCCGCTATTAGTTGAGCTTTTCTTGCTTCTATTTTTTCAGCTGTCATTTTTAATTGCATTTGCACTTGTGGGTTCATAGCAGCTTGTGGATTTTGTCTTATAGCCATTAATTGTTGCATTTCTTCTCTAAACTCTATCTCAACCTGTTCTTGAGCCATTAAAGAAATATGTTCAAAACAATTTTTTTCTAATAATGCCATGACTGTAGGATTATTTCTAGCCATGTTAGTTGCCATAAAATTTAAATGAGAAGTTATGTGTGCTCTGTGGTCTTGACCAGGAAAAGCTTGGAACGGTTTCCCAGCAAGAGCATCAATGTGCTCTAACGCTGGGTCCTTTGGTGCGATTGGCGCAGGTCGTTTTAAAAGTTTATCAATATCTTTTACACCCAACGCTTCATACATATTTCTATACGCTTGATATAAATTATGAATTTGTGGATTAGATGTTGCCAGCTGCAGTTCCGACTGTGCGAGGGAAATACGCTGTGTCTGAGAAAATATATTTGGATCTGCAACCGGCAATATATCTACTCTATCGTCAAAGTCTGTCTGTTTGATCATTCTTTGACCGCCAACAACATCATAAGGATATTCTTGTGGTAGATATAACTTGAAAACTCTTGCCATTAATTTGAACTCTTGTTTTAAGGCCGCGTAAATTCTTTTGTGAATAGCAGACATTGTTCTGCTGCCTCTTTCCAACAAGGCTACTGTGGTACCCACTGCCGCTTGCTGATTACCCTCACCTACTTGCAAGTCTGCTATTGAAGCGAATCTTTGACCTGCTTGTACTACCACGCCCATAAGTTGTAAGAGAGTTTGTGACGGCTCTTTGAAAGGAAGCATCATAAATGAATCTTTGATGTTTCCTCCTGGTGCATCCACATCCCTGAATTCTCCTGGTTGAATGCTTTGAGCGTCGTCTCTAATTCTAATTCCTCTTTGTTTAAATCCTGCGGGTAAGTTTGATAAAGTTCCTGCGTCTAATAGTTGTCGTAATGCAGCTGTCGCTGTTCTTGATAGTCCACCAATCATATGTATTAAACCAAAGCCATAAAATCCAAGTCCTGGTAAAAATTTAAAATGTACAAAATAGTCTATTTTATTTCTTAACGGATCACCTATTTCGTAATTTCTTTTAATGGATAAAACTTCTCTAGAATTCTCTTCGATAGTTACAACGTATGGAAGTTTGATACCTGTTGGTTCGTTGTCTTCTCCCATGTCTTCAAAACCTTCAAGGTCAAGATTAACATGGCACTCTAATAAATTAAAAACATCTTCGTCTCTTCCTTTTGTTTCTCCTTGAAGTTCTCTTTCTTTTTTTTCAACTTCAGTTTCATTTACCGGACCTGGTTTTAATTCTACATCTCTGTAGAAACCAGCCACTTGTTGTTTTCTTAATTCGTTTTCAGATATTTGTACGCGATGAATGATAGATTCTGCATCATCTAATGAGGTAGCTGTGTACGGAACAATCAAATCATCTGCGGGTACAAATTTAGAGCAAGCCATTGAAATTGCTTCGTCATAATAAACTTTTTTAAAAGCCGAGCCTGCTAATGGTAAGTGAAATAATAACGAATCAAAATCAGGTTCGTATTCTTTCATCTTATCCATAATTTGGTAATTCATAAAATCTTTTACTCTTTGAGCTTGTTGTTCTTTTTCTGGAGTAGGGTTTCCTAAAATTTGTGTTCTAACTGGTCCTTCTGCAGGTAATAATTCTTTATAAGCTAAAGCTTGAAACTGTGTAACAGCTTCTGCTAACACAGGATGTGTTGCGCCCGATGCACCTTGAAAGGGTTCAGTTCTATTATCGTATTTAAATCCTAAAAGATCTAAACCTTCTCTGTAGCCTCTTTCCCAATCTTTTCTAGAGTTTTTATAATCTTGATAGTTTTGATAAAGTGTAGTTCCAAGTCTGCCAAGAACATCGTCCGGTAAATGTTCTGCTAAATTATCGTAATGATTTACTTCACCTTCAACGGATGCTATTGAAGGATCGTAGTTAATATCTACTGATCCATCTTCGTTTTCTGTAACTTCTACAGGGTCACCTGCTTCATTCACTTCTTGTTGCTTTTCTTGTTCAGCAACTTCAATTTCTTCAGGTGATGGTACTTTTATCTCTTGTTCTACGTTTGGAAGAGACTTGTCTATGTCTGCCATTTATTTTCTCCAGTTTTACAGGTTTAACAGTATTATAATTAATAAGCAACCCCTCAGACTGTGGGCCTGATTTAGGGGGTATCGTTTTAGTCAATTTCATCAAATTCTGCTGCCTCCTCTATAGCTCTGTCTATGTCGGCTTCAGCTTTACCAACTTGAAACTCGCCTTTTTTCATTTCTAAATTTTTCTTACCTGTTGCAAATTCTTCCATAGCTCTTGTGTCTGATCCTAATATTTGATCTAGATCATCAAGAACTTCTACGTCAAAATCAGCATTACCATCGGGATCTACGTTAACAGGCACTTCTTCTTGAGCTATAAACTCACCTGGTTTTTTTACAGCTTTGCCTGTTGTATCATCTACTACTACATACCCTGGTGGTTCGTATTCAATTTCATATTTTTTTCCGTACTCGTTTTCACCTCCAACAAAAATTCTACCATCATCATGTTTAGTTATTTCTATTCCGGGTAATTCTGGTAATTCTGCTGTTTGGATATCAGCGTCAATCTTTTTAACCACTCCTCTTTCAAAAGCTTTTTCTACAAAAGCCGGAAACCATTCTGGCATTGTTGTACTTGTGTTAGCTAGCTTAACAACTTTAGGTGCTTTTGCTGCTTTGAAAAATTTACCTACAAAAGGTAAAGATGCAATACCTGCCAAAAATTTTAGAAATGTTCTTCGGCTAGGATCATTTGGTCCACCTTCACTAAAATCCATTCTTGTTGATGGTTCTTGAAAATCAAACACAGGAAGAATAGGTTGTTCTTCTGGTATTACACCTTCTGTAAGGTATTCACCAATACCGCCGTAATCTATTTTTGCTTCTCTTTCAGCTGCTCGAGCAGCATCTTCTTCGGATATAATGCCTCTTATATTTTTTAATTGATCAGAAATATTTTGATAAACATCTTTACTAATATTACCCTCCTCATCTCTGAACGCTCCTACTGCTTTATAAAAATCTTCTTCTGCTTTTTCATACTGTTGAGGAAAAAGCATTTCATCATCAGGTCCTCTAAAGTCCTGTTCTTCTGCAACTTTTGATTGAATTGTTCCGCTCGCTTTTTCAAAGTCTAAGGCTTTTTGAATGTCCGCTGTATCTATGCCTTCTTTAACTGCTACTTCTTTTAGTCTAGCTTTCTCTGTATCTCCAAATATTCCATAAGTAGCATCAGCTATAATTCTTGCAGGTGGTAGTCCTGCTTTGTATCCTAAATAAGTTATTGGCACAGCCGCAGCTAATTCAAAACTTAATGCTGCTGGACCAAGCACTTCTCTAAAGATAGCCTTACCAGCGCTAAGTTTTTTTACTGCGTTTGCGGCGGCATTGCCTGAACCTTTTGCAATGGCTTGTTGTTTTTTAATATCATTAAGATAGTTCATTGGGTTATCACACGCACCACCTTCTGAAGCAGAACATTTAAACCCAAAGCTTGCTAATAATTTCGCTATGTTTTTACTATCTTTAGCTGTGGGTGTTTTTGCTTTTTTAAAAAAAGACTTTTGCCCTTTAAATTCTTTTAGAATGTCAGTGTCTTTTGTAAGAATAGGAGTTTTATCAGACGTAGAAAATTTAATTTTGCCTGCATCATCTCTTGTTATTGAAACATCTTTTAGATAATTAGCATATTTTTTATTAAATTCATCTCTCTTGTCTATAATCTGATTAAATAGAATATCTTTTTTAGGTCCTGTTGCTTTTTCGTATTTACGTAAAAGATCACTTACAGGTTTATCAAACTGTATGTTTTTAACATCAACGTTAAAATATTCTGAAGTTGGTTGAAGTTTTATGTATTCAATTTCATCAGCGTATCCATTCTTAATAAGAGACACAGGCACTTTATGATCAAACATAATTTTTGTTCCTTTTTTTAAAAATTTAGCAGCGCCGTCTCTATCTCTATCTGAAAAAGATTTAAGGGCTCTACTAGCCTCTACAAACATAGATTTATACTTAGGATCAACTTCGTTAGATAAATATCTTAATAAACGCTCTGTTCCAATTCTTGGTTGTTTAAAAGTTTGAAGATTTTTATACATGTCTTCTCCTATTTCTTTAAACAACAATTTTGCTATAGGTCCGTTTATTGTTTTATCAAATCCAAACTTTTTTAATAAAGGGTTTTTCCTAATTTCTGTTCTTGCCTGTTCTGTAACTTTTGCAGGGCCTCCAGATAAAACATTTTTAATTTCTGTTGTAAGCTGTTTTCTAACTTTAGGATTAAAATTGTATATAGTTGTTTTATAAACATTATCTAATAGTGTGTTTGAAAATCTACTTGTATCTCCACTAAAACCTTTTAGACCCAATATCTCATTAGTAAAACCTTGAGTGAATAACGGTATGCCTTTTTTCTTAGCTGTTTGATTTAAAATATTATTAGAACCAAATCTTTTATTAATTGCTTTTTTTAATTCGGCTGGGTCATCAAATTTTCTAGCATTAGATGTCATCCATTTTTCTATCTTTTCAAATTTTGCTCTGTTGCCTTTTTCTTTTATTCGGCTACCGCCCATCATAGCTTTTAGTTGAGCTTCACCGGAAAAATTATCTACCTCGTCAATAACATCTAAAACATATTCAACATCTTCTCCTAGTAAGTTAGCAACTATTTTAAGAGTGTTTTCATCTGTTCTTAGTCTATTAAAGTCTTGACGCAAAGCTGCTGTCATCTTACCTTTCTTGTGTCTCACTATTGGTTTTCTTTTAAGTGCTTTAGCCTGTTTTAATTGTTCTTTAGGAGTCTTCATTAAATATTCAATCTCATCATCAATGTCAGCTTGTTGAATAAGTTCTGCCAATCGTTTTAAATTTTCTCGAGGTGTAGTAATATTTTCAGGTCTGCCTTTAGTTGCAAAATTTTCTCTCTTAATAAAATCTACAGACTCATCCATAAGACCACCACCTATTTTGTTAAGTGAGTCCAGTAATCTGCCTTTTCTGCTTTCCTCTTGAATATTTAAAAGTTTTTCTGGCTTAGGTTCTGGTAATGTAAATAGTTCTTCAAAGCCTGTTGATTCTAAATCAAAGTTAACTCTAGGAATTTCTGGCTCTTTTAGTTTTTGTATGAGTGCTCTGTTTTTAAGAAGTTCTGAGGCCATATTACATCCCCATCAAATAATTTAGACCGCCGTCTGCCTGTTTAGTTCTTGGTGTATTTTTAATTACGTTCAATATCGCGTCAGCATCCATGCCTTTTTCACCCATTTTAAATGCTTCATCTAAAGTTGCTAACACTTCTGCTTTTCTTTGTGGGTTATCATCAATCATTATCTTTTCAATCAAGTCATCTGTTATGCCAGGATATCTTATTTTAAGTTCCATTCTTTCATAAAACTTTGGTGTAACTGTTTTTACAAAGTCCATCGGATTGTTTTGAAGATCTCTTATTTCTTTTTCTAATTTAACATCATCTGGCAAAACAACTTTGTCTGCCGTTTCAACCTTGCCTTTTCCTTTTTTGGTCATAAAACCTGCAAGACCTTTTGGAACTGACTTTTCAACAAGTGAGTTATAAACGATGCCATAAAGATTTAAGATATCTTTTTTATCAAACATATCTCTATCAACACCAAGGTCTTCTAACATATTGTCTACAACTATATCAGCATCAAGTTTATTGTCTCCAGATGGAAAAATATCATCCACAGCTTTTTCAACTTCTGTCGTTAAATTTTTTTTCTTAGATCTTAAAAATTTATTTAATCTTAATAATGAGCCAGCAAAATAACCAACACGACCGCCTGTAGAAAATTCATCTGGATCATCAAGAATTTTTGATTCTTCTATCTCAACTGCTTCGTCGTCTAGAGATTCTCTGACAACAGGTTTCTTAACTTTAAAATTATTTTCAGCAGCTAAAAATTCATCGGCTGCTTTAAATTCGTTTGGAGCTGTATCAATAATACCATCTAGTGTGCCCAACACTTCATTATCTCTCTCGTAATAATCTTCAAATATTTTTAACGGATCCATGTTTTGATCTCCGCCGGCTCTTAGATCATCGTAGTTTTTTAAACTATTTCTAATATTCTCTGGTAAATCAATTCGATTATCTTTTAATAATATCTGTCTTATAACCGCTCTTCGTTGTGCTTCTGTTCTAGCACTGTAACCTTTTGCCATCATGTCACCCACTACATCATCTATTTCACCCTCTATTTCTTTTATGTCGTCCTCCAATCTGGTTGTCTTTGGTGGTACATAGTCTTCATCTAATACAGATTTTACACCTTGTTGTTTTGTTTTATATTCAACAGATTCTTTAATTGCTTTGTCTGCCATACTTCCTGGCTCAACACCTTCGGGTAAACCGAGTTCTGATTTTAAAGTTTCAATTCCTTCCGGCTTAACTGTTTCTTGTGTTCTAATATCAACAATCTCTGCTTCAGGTTTTGGTGTAGGCTTATCTGATTTTCCAAGTGGTCCAAACATGGACTCAGCCACGCTTTTTACTGTGCTTTCTTTTTTTGCTTCTTTAGCGTTAAGAAATCTTCTTGCGTTCATCTCAAAGTTTTTTACTTCTGTCATATTTCTATTTGAAAGTGCATATGGACCATACTCTGATAATTTCTTTTCTATAAAAGCTAGAACTTTAGGATCTTCAAAAGCTTTATCTGAATATAATTTAAAAGGACTATTCTTATCTAGTTTGATGGGTTTACTAATATTAGTTCTTGTACCTATAATTTTATTAAGGTAATTTTTGCCAAACATTAATTGTAGTAATTTTAATAATTCCATCAGTAATAGTTCCTTTTAACTTTGTTGATGACCTCGTCCTTCTCATCATCTGGATGTAAGACAAAACCACCCTGCCTAAATCTCATAATCGCTTGTGTGGTTGAGTCCACAAGATCATCATGATCGCCAAAAGGGAATGCCGCACATTCCTCAATCACTTCCTCAGCGAACTCTTGGTCAGGAGCATATATCATACCACTTTCAAATAAAGGTGCAACCGAATTTACTCGTGTATGCTTATCGTTTCCTTTACTCGGTGTAAAATTGACTACGGGTATACCCATCTTTCTTAACTCATCTGTTAAAGGTTGACCTGATGCTTTGGCCTCTATGATAACCGTATCAGGATCCCAATACTTCCATTGCTCAAAAGCAACTTGTTTTAGCTCTGGAAAATCATATCTGCCTTTCTTGGCATCTAATAATATTAAACTAGCAGGACTGTCATCATTTAAATAAAACACACCCCATGTGGTAATAGCAGAATAGTCAGCTGTTTGTTTTTTACCAAACGCCGTATCGTAAGATTGTATGACATGCTTCAATGCAGGTATCCACTCTTCTTCCCAAGGCTGCCACCATTCTCGCTTGATGATTGCTCCCTCTTCTGACGTTGGGTTTTGCATATATTGAGCATTCCATTTTTGAACACCCGTTGATGCTTTGACTGCTTCTAGTTCTTCTAACTTCCAATACTCTGGCCATAAGGGTTTACCGCTTGGCATGATAGCCGGAAACTCTATGATCTCCCACTGATCAGCTTTGGCTTCTCGCTGCGCGCCTAACAGACTCCCAGTTAAATCTTTTGTGTTCCATCTTGTCATGACCAAGATAATAGATCCTCCTGGCTGGAGACGTTGACGAGGACCTGACGTATACCACTCAAAAGTTCTCTCCATGGCATCTCTGTTCATTGCATCTTGTTCGGTGTGTGGATCGTCAATGATAAGTAAATCTGCGCCACGACCTGTAATCGCGGAGCCGACACCAGCTGCGTAATACTCACCGCCTTGTTGTGTTTCCCATTTACCTGCGGCTTGCGAATCTTCTCTAAGTCTAGTTTTAAAAACAGATTGATACTCAGGACTATCTAAAAGTTGTTTTGCTTTACGCCCGAATCTAACAGATAGTTC